AAGTACTCGAAGGAGCTCGGCATTGTCGAGATCCACGACTATGCGTTCGATGCTAATGCGACAGACAAGAGCCCAGGCTGGGGACGCGGCTTCCGCTGCTCACGCGGTGAAGGCGCTAAGGGTGTCAAGGTTTACGACGCTAAGGATAACGCTGGCTCACAAGGCGGCATGTGGATTCACCTTGAGCTCGACCAAGACATGGCAAAAGATGCTGCAAAGTTTGAAGCAGCCTGGCGCGCACTTCCAAAGCCTGGCGCATGATGAACGAGGTAGTTGTAGCGTTAATCGGCGGACTTAGCCTAGTAATTGTTGCAATGATTCAAACAAATAAAAAAGTTGGAAAAGCTCGCTGGGCAGAGAACAAAGAAGATCATAACTTTGTTGTTGAAAAAATAGACAGTCTTGGGAAAAGCCTCGGGGTTTCAATTGACAGAGTAGAAAACACAGCACTTCGCACTGAAGTAAAGCTCGACCAACACATCAATGACCACGTCACAGGTAAAACTAAATGAGCAAGAAAAAGAAATCATCAGGCAGTGCGCAGTCAAGCGGCCGCGTTCGCACTAATCCAATAACAGGCGCAGTCGAGACTGTCGCCGGGACACGTTCAGGAAGAAAACGTAATCGTCTTCAAATAGGCGACCCACTTCGCACACACGACCTCAATGCACCAGGATCAAAGAAAAAACGTCATGAGGCACTCATGGCACGCAACAAGAACGATTAACAGACCAATCTCAAATGACGTACGAGCGTATCCACTCGCTGTACACGGAGAAAGGAAAACACAATAGCTGCAGCGGAAAAAACAGGCTTTAGCGTTAGGCTATAAAAATCTAAGCGCTACCTTAGGGGGGTTGTCCCGCTGGTCGGAGGTGACGGCGGGAAACCTCCTCTAACTATTTATCCCACGGTTTAATTTGTGGATCGCCTAGCTTCCAGTTATCTGGGACTGGCCATTTCTGTCCGCGGTACACGCGCCAACCAACTTTGAGGTCATTGTGGCAGTTACTACGCGGAACATTACGCACTGGTGGCTTAAAAACTCCGTTAGGTCTTGTCCAACCCGTTGCGTATGTTCTTATCCAAACAAGTGCTTGTTCCTTGGACGTTGCGCGCTGCGGTATCTTTGCAAACTCAGCACCGCCCCAGTGCAGCCACGTCGACTGCACAGCAGCGTAATCCTTGTGCACTTTATTTGACTTGTGCATAAACCCAAAACCGCCTGCGTACACACCGCCGTTCTGCCAATTCTGCTCAGTCTCGCATGTTGCAGCATACAGCATATACGTAAAGCTTGGAACTTTCTTTCCTATCAACTCGTCAAGAATGTCCGGTGCCTTAGTCACAGGCGAAGTCGCTTTCGCTAGTTGACTTTCACGAGCGCGCATTTCGATCACTTGATCCATGTACGGCGACACTTGACTTGTTTGATAGTTGTTTGTAATGCCGATCATGCCAGTGATCGTCATAACTCCGCTCGCCGCAACGGCGAGCACGCCTCTCAAGATACGCTACCTTGATAGGACAATAATGCATTAGTAAAGATTTTCATATCTTCTCCTAGTTTGTTTTGTAGACTCGCCAGTTACCAAGACCACTCGATGAGTTGTCTAGAATAAATTTGGCGACTTTCATATTGCAATCAACTGTAAGTAACGGCTTTAAGTCGCCTAACTTCGATTTGCAAATTTGTGAGGTAACAGTCTTCCATGAAGAGTTGATCTGTAAAACCCCTGAGTCATATGATCCGTCTCTGTTGAGTGTCCATACAATCTTACCATTTTTCCATACAGCATTGACAGCTTTCGGATTGCATCGAGACTCTCTCCATGCTATGTAAGAAAACACGCGGACTGGCTTAAGGCCATAATGCTTGAGCGTTGGCTCAAGATGCGGACAGCTTTTGCTAGTGGCATAAGAAATGTTGTAGCGAGGCTCTGGCTTAATCACGTCAGGGACTATCGATGTAGACAGCCCTAGCGCTTTTAGTTTCTTGATATGAGCTTTTCTAGTCATTGGTCCGTACTGTCCGTCAATGACGGCAGCCCCAATGACTTTTTGCAGCCGCTTAACGCGGGCGCTTTGCTCATTAAACTTATAAGCCAGTTCAATTATGTTTACTGGTGGCGATACTGCTATAGAAATAACTTCTGGTGCTGCGGTCGCAGGCGGTGCTGTAGCTGTTGTTGTCGTCGTCGCTTCGGAAAGAGTGTTATCGCCTTGTACCACTAAAGTGGTACTAGGAGGCTCCTTTGGAACTGACGGTTTGCCAGTGGGTCCAAAGTGAACGCTCGTTCCTTGTACGGCAGCTGTTATCAAAATAGATAACAGCAAAGCTCTGCTTGGTTTCATACTTTCAGTCTCCTCGGTTGAATGCCTTCTCCGGTGGCTGTGTTAGAAATTATAATCGGTCCAGGTGGTAAAAACGTCAATTGAGAGGGCAGAACCCATCTGGGCCTGTGTCCGTAACGGAAAAAAGTGCTAAAAAATATAAAACCCTTGGAAACATTGGACTTGGGGTGTACATCTTTAACCTTAAGGGTGTACGATCTAGTTTATAAAATCTTGTACAAAAAACGCCCGCTAATCCTTTGATACCAACGGATTATTACTACTCCCAAGGAGCCTTAAATGATCATCGCAGACAACTTCTTAGATAAAAGTCTTTATAATGAAATTCTTCAAGATCCGTTATTTTTCCCAGAATCGATGGGAGACGGAGAAAAGATTGCCGCAGAGCTAAACTCTTATCACTACGAGCAGTCAAGCTGCTACGCTCCTTATATGTTCTGGGACGGCTGGTGGAGAAGCCCAGCAGATACTCTTAAGAAACGAGTCATTCAGACAATATGGGAAAGCAACTTGCCAGTCAGCCAAGAAAACATTCTTGGTTTTGAGTACTGGACGAGGACATTCTTGCCAGGGCAGTATCTCGACCTTCACGTCGACGAAGACACTTTTATGTATGAAGAAAGCAAGACGTTCCAGGGACCGCACTCCGGGTGCGTGCTCTATGGAATCGACAACTCGCAAGGTGGATTCATTGAGCTGCTTACGGCGGTTCCGCCACTCATCGACGGTACCCATGCAGTTCTCGAACGAGAAAGCATTGACAATGCAAAAGGAACAGTGGAAGACAGAGAAAGAATAGCGTACAAAGGAAATCGCCTAGTCATTTTTGACTCTGGCCATGTTATGCACGCAACAACCCCAGCAAAAGCTGGAATTAGACAAGTACTCGTAGTCAACGTGTGGTGCAAAGACGTGCCACCGACTGCACTAGACAAAGGCACGTTTTATTATGAATAGACAAATCGACAGCGTTTCTATCGTGTCACAGGTCGTCCACGTGACACAACTAGACGACATTGATCACGACCAGGTTGCATCAGACATCGAGCTGTATGCTGTTGGGATCAAGCAAGAGTCACCAGAATACGGTTGGATAAGCAGAGGATTTGTCCAGCACGAGGACCTCGTCATGCCAGTGACACCAGAGATAACAAAGCTCGAATCTGCAATTCTTGAAACTGTCAAGCAAATGACAACTCGCGACTACAAAATTGACGACATGTGGGCGGTCAAGCTTGTGAAAAATCAAAGTGTAATCGCGCATAGCCATCATTCAAATTCTCACGTCCATCCTGAAGAGTACTATTCAGTCGCGTACTACCCACAAGCACCACAAGGATCTGCTGAGCTTATTTTTTCTGCGAACTGGTGCGGAGTCATGCAGACAAATGTGCCAGTGATACCCGAAAAAGGAAAGCTTGTTGTGTTTAATTCGTACCTAACACACATGACGGCCCGACATAGCATTGATGAACCGCGACTAGTCGTAAGCATGAATTTAGCGCCTGTTGTTCCAAACATCGATCCCAACGCTGACTGGTCAGTTTACTGGAACAGACCCATCATTGACAATCCGAAACTAGTTAAGTAATGAGCGCGAAAAGTGCACGTAAAGAAATCGCTCTTCTCTACGCAAGAGTGTCTACGCAAATGCAAGTCAACGACGGAATGTCTCTTGACGCGCAAGAACGTGAACTGCGTCGTGCGGCGGAGCACGCAGGCTTCACTGAGTGTGAGCTTCTTCGTGAAGAAGGTCGATCAGGCAAATCAATTAAAGGGCGGCCAATTCTTAGTGAAGCGCTTGAGCGTCTCGACAAAGGTGATGCTGCGGCTATCTTTGTAACACGCATCGACAGACTTGCAAGATCAACTCAAGACTTTCTTAGCATTGTCGATCGCGCTAGTAAAAATGACTGGCGCATTGTCATGCTCGACCTTAATCTGGACACCTCGTCTTATCAGGGCAGGTTCGTGGTAACGATTATGAGTGCCTTGGCAGAAATGGAAAGAGCTATCATTGCTGAGCGCCAAAAGGATGTTCACAAGGACCGTAGAGAAAAGGGCCTTAAGTGGGGCATCGACCTAGGTCCTAAGCAAGCAATCACAGACGAACTCTATGAGCAAATTAAAGAATACAGAAAACTTGGTATGTCGTACGACCGGATAGCAAAAAAGCTAAACGCAGACGGAATCAAAACAGCTCTTAACAAAAAGTGGCACGCGTCCACTATTAAGTATTATATGGACAAGAATCTCTAAATACCAAGTTCGCGACGCTTATCAGTAGCTGACACAGCCTCGATTTCAGCGCCTAAGTCGATTTTTTCAATTTTGTAGCCGACGTCACGTCCATACACGATGTTCGTGATGTTCGGCATCTGAACGACAAACGCGCCAGGAAGATCTTGAAGAATGCGCGCTTTAACATCTGCAAATGGCAGTGGATCTTTTTCAGACGTCTTATGTGTGTTGCGGACACCAATAACAACTTGGTCAGTTCTCTTCTGTGCTTCTGCGTAAAGAGCGCTGTGTCCTTCATGCCATGGCTGGTATCGACCAAGCATTAAAGTAGTCGAGGCTCTCCACGACTGCACACCGATTTTGCCAAAAACAAAGTCGCCTTCTTGCTCTACAGTAGCTCCAGCATTGATCTTAAAGTCGTACTCATCGCTGCGCGGTTTTTCCCATATTCTATTTGTATCTTCAAATCGCCCTGACTGTATTCTGTCAACCCACACTCTGTGATGCGCAAGTCCAAAAGCTTTTCTAGTCTCAGCGGTTGGACAAATAAAATCAACTATGCAAATCTTGTTTTGACTGCTAATGAGTCTTGCGACTGCGCCAATGCGTCGCGCTTGTTCAAGCCTGTCTTCATTAGAAAACCCAAGATCTGAACTCAAGTCAGCTCGCGCAACGTCTCCGTTGATGTGAATAGCATCGCAACGGCTTACTATTTCTTCTGCCAGTGCGGTCTTTCCAGCTCCTGGTAATCCATAAATAAGAATGATCATTCGTACCTCCTGTACAAAGGAGGGTCGAAACAGTAATTCCTCGTTCGTGTCTACTGAACTACTGCTTCGACCCTAGATAGCGCCTTCTCGCCCGAAGACGCTACGCCTTATGATTCACATAGTATACCGGTCAACTAAGTTTTTCGTGACTCATTCTAAGTTTTTTACGTTTTGTAGCGCTGAAATAATTAGCTCTTGAATTGTCATGTTGACGGATTTTGCAGCAGTTTCGATTTGAGAAAACTCACTGTCTGTGTATCGCGCAACAAACAACTTTTTACCAGTGTCTTTAGATCTAAAGACAAGCTTGTGCGGTTGCCTACGCCAAGACATTTTTACCTTGCAAACCGCGTAGCAACTCCCCAGTCGACGTCTCCATTTGAGACGGCCCGAGGCATAAGCATTCTTCCAAGAACTTCAGCGCGTGAGCCATGGCCATTCATCGGAAGACCGCGATCTGACAGTTTGCGCTGAAACGCGATTTGCGTCATTGGTCGCTCACCACGTTCTTCTGACCAGACGCGGTACACAGCGTACAACGACTTAATAGGTGTTGTCGTGTGCTCCATTTCTTTAGTTTCTTCAGTTAAGAAAAACCCAAGACGGTCTTCGTTTTTTCTATATATTTCAGCAGCTTCACTAACCGCTGTACACCAACCTAAAGCATCGCGCGCGCTAGACCCAAGTAACTTAATTGCACCTTCAACAGCCCACGACAAGACAGCAGGAAGCGCACCTTCAGGATCAAAAATGTAATGCTTCAAATCAGGATCTGGATTTTCAGGAACATGCCCAAGAGGAATAGGACGAATACGTCGCCACATAGCATCATCGTTAATGATCGGTCTATGGTTTGTTGTGATCCATAGCTTAGCTTGCGATTGAAATGTAAAAGGTTTTTCACCAGGTGAGCGCGCCGAAATTTCAGAAGAACCAGTAAGTTTCTTTACAGAGTTTTCTTTAAGACGTTCGGACTCCGGCAATTCGTCAACCCACACCATGCGGCGTCCGCGAAGCTCAGCCCAGTGGTAAAGATCGGATCCATGCGCTTGACCGTCGCCTTGAGCGAGGATACTTGAGTCAAGTGGCCATGCGTATTGCGATGTCCCCATCGCCTTAACCAACGCTTCAACCATTGTGTTCTTACCAGATCCAGGTGGACCGTAAACAAGAAACATGATGTCATACGTGCGCAATCCAGTTAATGAATAGCCAGCAGCTTTTTGTAGCCACTCTTGCAATTCTTTATCGCCACCAGTTGCAAAGTCAATAAATTGTTCCCAACGCACGTTGCGAATTCCGGGATTGTAAGCAACAGGCGCACGACGCGTAATGTGCAAGTCTGGTCGACCTTTAAGCAGCTCTCCTGTGCGCAAATCAATAACGCCGTTTAGACAACCAATAAGTGTCGCATCGCAGTCCCAGCGATCAACATCAATAAATACACGCGGGTCAGAGTTAGCGCTTTCAATTGCAGTTGCAATGCGTGCGTTTGACTTTGCTTGCTGCGCCCATTTAATGACTTCAGACTGCTTGTCAGCGTCATCAAGGTAGTGAACAACTTCGCTTGCAACGATTGGCGCAAGCTTTTTCGATAGTTCGCGCATTTCAAGACTTTCAACGTCTGGCTTCCAGTACCCACCATCCCAATGAAACCAGCCAAGACCCGGAGTATAACGAATTGATGGGCCAAAAGAATCAACAAGGCGACGACCATTACCGACGTCTGTAAGCGATCGTTTGCCGGGCTCTCCACCTTCAGCTTCAGTCAACGAGTCAATGTCTAATGGGACATCAATATTGTTATAGGTGTTTGTATTTGCAAGCGAGTCGTTGTCTTCTACAGATCTTGTAATGCCGCTTCCTGATGCTCCACGGACTGGCTCAACATGACGACGTTCATTTGTTGGAGCAGCATTGACTTTTGCTTTTTCAAGCATTGTGCGGCTTTCCTCTTGCGACTTGTTCGCCCATTCTTGAAGACCAGGCCATAGGCGTTCTGTTTTTGGATTGTCAATAACAAATTGAATAGCACGATGGACGTGCATTAACAATCCACCAGGACCTTCGAGTGGTAACGGTGGACGAACCTTTTCCGCATTAAAGCGAATCATCATTGTTTCAACAGCTAACTTGCCAGCTTCAGTATTGACTTGAAACTTATTTGCAAGCGCACATGTTAGTGAATAAATATCAACAGCACGTGAGCCTTCGTCGATTCCTTCAGTAAGCAAGCGATCGACATCGACGCGTGCGCCACTCCACTCAATGCCGTCGAGAAATCCCCAATCGCCATCGCCTACAGACGTTGACGAGGACTTACCGCGCTTACGCAGAGCGACTAAAAGTTCTTCTGGCGCAGTCGCCATTTCGATTTCCCACGGCGCTTTGCCTGGAACCCAGTCATAGCAGACACCAGAAAAATGTCGTGACGGCGCGATAAGCACATATCCATTGTGCTTAATGTCAATCCCGCCAAGACCTGATTTTTTAAGATTGCCTACAAGCTGCTCTGACTCATCGCACTTATAAAATAAGTGACGACCACGAATATTTTTTCCACCCATTGAGTACGTGCCGGTGATTGCCTCAACAGTTGGCGGCAACGCGCCTTCGACAAGTGACTCAAACTTCTCAAACGAATCAGGTCCACCTGAGCGAGGGTCAATGTCGATTACAAAGAATCCGCTAGGGCGGCAAAAAACACTGACATTGTTTTCTGGAGCATCTGACCACCAGCGCCGCACCGCATCAGCCTCGTTCGTTGCGTTGACATTCCACTCAGCAATGCTTGGATGCTTGCCAACATCTTTTGGTTCTGCGTGCACTCCATTGCATGTGCAACGTCCGTTTGAAATCCCGTAGCAAGGCATGACGCGCCAATCGTGCGCCGCGTACCATTCGGCCGCTGGCCCTAATCTATTGGTTGCTAAATCCCATGATGACATATATTGTGTTTGCTACTTTGCGACTAAACCGGGGGACCCAACTATAATCTGTTGTCGGCTCTGTAAAGAGAATCGATGCTGACTTTTTTTGGGCGTGGTCTGTCTTTGCATGGTACGTGCATGGTATCACGTCGGTTGTATCTAAATACGTTTAGACAAGATACAGTATCTATTCTAGTACATGATATTGTACGTGGCTACTGGAGGTACACCATTATGGGATCACTTTTTGAAGAAATTCAATCAGAGAAATCTAAGGCTGGCAACAGACCTAAGATCGCAGAAATACTAGATTTATTATCAGATTCAGACAAAAAAGACTTTCTTAAAGCTCTTGACGACCACAGCATTCCCGCGTCTAACATTTCAAAAGCAATGGCCAAACGCGGTCATAAACTTGCGATCAATGTAATAAGCCGGTACCGCCGTGGAGAATTGTCGACTGTTATCAAATGAGTCTTTCAGATGACATTAAAAAAGAAGACGAAATTACAGAACTACGCACTGCGCTAAAGAAAGCGCAACAGGCAGAGTACAAAGCGAAACGTGCTAACGAAATCATTGTCGAAGCAGTCTATACTGCCGCCAGAGAATCAGCGATAGCTTGCGGACCTGGAAAGCCGCTTAAAATCCTTGCGCCCGTGCAAAAAGACGCTCGCAAGGCAAAACCCGAAGTAGCGCTAGTCCATGCAACCGACTGGCAGAATGGCAAGCGAAGCACTACCTATGGCATACAAAAGTGCTCAGATAGAATAGAACAACTGACTCAAAAGGTCATGGAACTCACGACTGTCCAGCGAACGCACCATCCTGTCCGCGAGTGCACTGTAATGTTCGGCGGCGACATGGTCGAAGGCATTTCAATCTTTCCCGGGCAAGCCTGGGAAATCGAAGCTCATTTATTTGAGCAGCTTTTTGAGACTGTCCGAATTGAAGAAACAATGATCCGTACATTGGCGTCTTTCTTTGAAAAAGTAAACGTCGTCTGTGAATATGGAAACCATGGCCGCTTGGGCCGCAAAGGTGAAATGCCCGCAAACGACAACATTGACGCAATATCTTATAGGATTGCCCAGGATAGAACAAAAGATCTTAAAAACGTCACTTGGCAAATGTCACCTGACTGGTACCAAATGGTAAAAATTGGCAACTACACAGCGTTGCTAGTGCACGGTGACGAGTGCAAAGGGCAAACTAGTATTCTCCGCAAAGCGAACGCATGGGCGACGGGAGTCGTAGAACCGTTTATTGATGTATATATGGGGCACTTCCACACCCCGACGACAATGACAATGGCCAATGCTGGGCGAGTGTTCATTACTGGATCTCCAGAGTCTCATAACGAGTATGCTCGTGAAGTTATTGCCGCCGTAGGAAAGCCATCACAGAGACTTCACTTTGTCGATCCAGAAAAAGGACGCGTAACAGCGGAATACACGATCTGGCTCGACTAGTAGAGCTCTTACGACGTAGAATATAACTTCATGGTAAGGCAAAGAAGACCAGTAAAAGATGTGCGTAAGCGCGTCTTGCGGGCCGCTGAAGACATAGTCACCCAGCGTGTTGAAGAAAATAGCTACGAAGAACTCTCTCGTGTAGGAATTGTCTGGTCCGGTATTCTTGATCTTGAAGACGCGATTCCAGCTTCAGAGGTAGCAGCGCTGCTCGCAGCATACGATCTCGTGAGAGCCACAACACTTGTAGATTCAGAAGAGTATTGGACAAGTGCAGCCGCATACTCGGCTTTAGGCGCATACAGTGAACCAGAGCGCGCAGTGTACGACATTGAAAAAGAGCCCGATGACAAAAGCCCAATCGGCTTTTCTCGCGCAGAACCTAAAGTCAACGAGTAGCGAGTCTTGATACAATTTAGCAATAATTGCCGATTGGAGAAAAAGTGCCTTGGCCTAATGATGTTGTCACACGCACAGTCTACGGCACGTACTTAACCGCAGCGGGGGTGGGCGCTCAAGGTAGAGTGACTTTCACTCCTTCATCAAGAATCCTCGACTCAGACGACGCTGTAATTATAGAAGATGCCATTGTTGCTACGCTAAACACCAGTGGGTACTTTGAAGTAGATCTTCCAACAACTGATAACGATCTTCTTACTCCAAAATCTTGGACATACGAAGTCAACGTTCGCTTATTTGGAGTAAAGCCGCAGAGATTCAAAGCAATTCTTCCATATGGAAATGGATCAAATGTCGACATTATAAACGACATTAGTACATCTACATCTACGTTTATCCAAGGAGTCGGCGCTTCAGGCACAGTTCAAGGCCCGATCGGACCACGCGGTCAGGGGACTATTACCGGTGCCGGGCTGCCAGTATACACTGATGGTTTTGATGGCGATATCTATATCGACACAGACAATGGCTATTATTATGGACCAAAGACTGACGGCGAGTGGCCTGGTGTTCCGTTTTTCACCGCTGGCTCAACACAAAGGCACGTGCACACTCAAGCTTCAGCATCTGCGACGTGGACAGTCACACATGTCTTGGGCGGCAGGCCTTCTGTGTCAGTTGTAGATTCTTCTGGAACTGTCGTGGTCGGAGAAATAAGGTACGATAGCGCTACAGTGGTGACAATCTTGTTCACTACTCCATTTTCAGGATACGCGTACCTTACGTAACTTGAATAGACAATAAGGAGTCGCTCCCCGTGGCACAAAAATTTGTTACAAACTTAGATCTTAATCAAAATCAACTTCTCAATGCCACGTTTGAGGTGTTGTCGTCGAACCCTGAGTCGGGCAACTTCGAAGGTCGAATGATCTACAACAGCACCACGGATTCTATCCTGGTGTACGGCAATGGCGCATGGCGCAAAGTCGTAAATAGCATTTCATCTGGCGGTGGTGCTGGTATTGCTGAAGCTCTTACTGTTTCAGAGTCAAACGGCGCTGTAACCCTTACGCTCCATGTCGCGGATACAGATAGCGCTGGTCTTCTTCCAGCCGCGATGTGGAACATGCTTACTGATGCAACTGCTGATGCGACTACTTCTAAATTGGTTAAAAGAGACGGAAGCGGTAACGCAAAAGTTGCCACACCAACAGACGCCGCACATATTGCAACTAAAGGCTACGTAGACGCTGCCCGTCAAGGTCTTGATGTCAAGGCTTCAGTAAGAGCAGCCACCACTGCCGCGATTAACATTTCAACCGATCTTAATAACGGCGACGTCATTGACGGTGTAACGCTTGTTACTGGTGACCGTGTTCTTGTTAAGAACCAAGGAACAGCTTCTGAAAACGGCATCTATGTGGTCACCGCTACTGGTGCGGGTGCTCGTTCATCTGACGCAAACGGAACCGCCGACACTGGTGAACTTACAAGTGGAACCTTCACCTTCGTAGAAGAAGGAACAGTCAACTTTGACTCTGGTTTCGTTGTTTCAACCAACGGAACAATCACTGTCGGTACAACAGGCATTACTTGGACACAGTTCTCTGGTGCTGGCTCATTTGAAGCAGGGGATGGACTCTCAAAGAGTGGCACGACAGTAAATGTCAATGTAACCTCTAACAGAACAGCGATTACCGCAGACGCGATCGACATTTCAGCTAACTACGTTGGTCAGTCTTCAATCACGACCCTCGGAACAATCACCACTGGTACGTGGGACGCCACAACTGTAGCGGTTACTGCTGGTGGTACTGGTGTTGAGTCGTTTACTGACAACGGCGTTGTTTATGGTAACGGAACAAGCGCACTTGATGTAACTGGTGCTGGAACGGAACATCAGGTTCTCCGTGCAGGCTCTGGTGGGGTTCCCGCCTTTGGTGCTGTTGACCTTTCGCAGACCGCCGCGACAACCAATTCACTCTTAATCTCACGAGGCGGAACCAATGCTTCCACAGAAGCAACCGCACGAACAAACCTTGCCGCTGGTGGAACTCAGGGCGCTGGAGTAAGCACACCGGCACTTGCGCGCAAAGTTACAAAGGCTGTCGGCAACGGAGTAGATACTTCATTTACACTTGTTCACGCATTTAACACACGTGAAGTAATGGTTCAAGTGTACGATTCAGCTACCTACGACACAGTCATTACAGACGTTGTTCGTACTGATGCTAATACAGTTACAGTTGCATTCTCAGTTGCACCGACATCTAGCGCGTACACTGTTGTTGTGATAGGTTAAATTCATAGCACCTTGTGGGGTGCGAACTATAAAGAAAGAAACAGTTGAGGCTGTATCAATGACAAGATTTGTTGGAACTCCGCTACGCGGAACTGAATTTGCTAACGCCGGTGATGAAGCTATCTCCGCCCGCGTTGGCACAGATTCGTATCCACGAGTACGCATTGATGCAGGCGGCAGGATCACATGGTCATCCGGAGCAGCAACTGGAGACACCACTTTATATAGAAGCGGCAGTGACACGTTAGTAACTGACGATGTCTTTAAGGCATTGCAAGGCATAGTCACATTAGTAACAGACGGCGCGCCTACTCAAGCGCTGCCAAACGGTGCAATTGCAATTGACACTACCAACAGCATATTTTATTTTCGTTCAGAAAACACTTGGCAGCTAGTAAGCGGCGGTGGCTCTGTTACTGGAGATATAGACGGTGGAAATCATTTGAATGATATCCAAGAAGCAGAAGTAACTAATTACGTATTCGCGTCATTTGACGGAGAGGAGCTGTAATGGCTGGAGCAAGAATTCAACTAAAGAGGGCTACAGCTTCTCAATGGACATCTGCAAACACCGTATTGTTTGCCGGTGAAATTGGATATGAAACAGACGCCAATAAGTTCAAAATTGGCGACGGTACTACAGCGTGGACATCGCTTTCTTACTTCAATGGAAACTTGTCAGGATCAAACCTAAATGATCTTTTAGATGTAACTATCACGTCTGCAGCGAACGGCGACTTCCTTCGTTGGAGCGGCACAGCATGGATCAATGACGCAGTTAATCTTGGAACTGATACAGCAGGCTCATTTGTTGAAAGTCTTATTGCTGGTACAGGTGTAACACTCACAAACAATAGCGGTGAAAGCTCCACACCAACAATTGCAATTGGTCAATCTGTAGCAACAAACACAACTCCAACATTTGCTGGATTGACTCTCAATGGCAACATTACTTTTGAAGGTACAACTGCTGACGATTTCGAGACAGTACTCGCGATTACCGACCCAACAGCGGATAGAACAATCACAATCCCTGACGCGACTGGAACAGTTGCATTAAATGGCTCAATTGCTCTAGGTACAGACACAACTGGTAACTATGTCAATGACGTAACTGCCGGCACGGGCGTAACGGTAACTCATACACCTGGCGAAGGCTCATCTCCTACAGTGGCGATTGGGCAGAGCGTTGCAACGTCTGCTTCACCAACATTTGCTAACGTCACTATTAGCTCTGTCCCAACAAGCGACACACATGCTGCAACAAAAGCGTATGTCGACTACCACGCGGCAGGAATTGTATGGCATGACGCCGTTAAATTGGCAACAAACGCCGTGCTTCCAGGAACACCTACGTATAGCAATGGAACATCGGGTGTAGGCGCAACATTAACCGCAACCGCGAATGCGCGTCTTAGCATTGATGGAGCTAACGCAACAACAAATGACAGAGTTCTTGTCAAAGATCAAGCCGACGCAACACAAAACGGTGTGTACAAAGTAACAGCTCAAGGCAGCGTAAGCGTGCCGTACGTCTTAACAAGAGCGACAGACTTTGATACAAGCACGCCGTACGAAATCATCGGCGTAACCGGAGACGCAGTTTATATTTCTAGCGGCTCGTATAACGCTAATCAAGGATACATCACGACTTCAACCGGCACAGGCACTGACGGCGCGCACGTTCTCGGGACTGACAATTTGACGTTTAGCCAATTTACTGGTACAGCAACATTTAGTGCTGGAACAGGTATCGCAATTAGCGGTAACACAATTAACGTACAAACAGCAAATGCTGGTCGCATAGTTGTCAATGCTGATGACATTGATCTTGCAACTGTCACCCGCACAGACACAAGCGGTTCTGCCGGTAAGTCATTTGTTCAATCATTTACAACTGACTCATATGGCCGAGTAACCGGTGCTGTAACAGCAGACACTGCAATTACTCTTGGCACTGATACGTCTGGTAGCTATGTAGAAAGTCTTACCGCAGGCACCGGCATTACACTAAGTAATAACAGCGGCGAAGGCGCTAGCCCGACAGTAGCGGTAACCGCAAACACGTATGACGCGTACGGCGCGTCGTCGACAGTTGCAGGAAATCTCACAACACATGCAAACTTAACAGAAGCACATGGTGCAACTGGCGCAGTTGTTGGAACAACAAACACTCAAACTCTCACTAACAAGACACTGACTAGCCCAGTAGTTTCTGGACTTTTAATTTCAGATTCGAGTGTCATCTTCGAAGGCACAACCGCTAACGACTTTGAGACTACTCTTTCAGTCACTGACCCAACCGCAGACAGAACAATCACGCTTCCAGATGAAACAGGAACAGTTCAACTAAGAGTGACCAACGTTACAGACGCAGAAATTGGCTATCTTGATGGCGTAACATCTGCGATCCAAACACAAATTGACAATAAAGCACCGTTAGCGTCGCCAACATTTACTGGCTCGGTCACACTTCCCGACAATACGGTTGCTCTTGGAACCAAGACAACTGGTGACTATGTAGCAACAATAACGGGTGGAACTGGTGTTAGTTCAACAGCCGCAACAACTGGTGAGGGAACAACCCACACGCTTTCTATTGGTCAAGCGATCGCAACAACAGATTCACCAACCTTTGCAGGACTTACCGTCAACGGAGCAAGCGTTGTCTTTGAAGGTGCAACTGCAAACGACTTTGAGACTACTCTTTCCGTAACAGATCCAACAGCGGATAGAACAATCACAATCCCTGACGCAACAGGAACTGTTGCTCTTACGTCAGACATTACTTTTGCTGTAGACGCAATCACAACGACTGCAATTGAAGAAGGAACTAATCAGTACTTCACAGATGAGCGCGCTCAAGACGCTGTTGGCAACGCAGTGGGAACTGGTCTTACATACACAGACTCAACGGGCGCAATTTCAGTAACCGCCAACACATATGATGCGTATGGTGCAGCAGCGACTGCGCAAACTAATGCAGAATCTACAGCTTCAGGTTACGTATCGACTCACGCGGCATTAACAACAACTCACGGCGTGTCTGGAGCTATTGTCGGTACAAGCGATGCCCAGACTCTCACAAATAAAACTCTTACATCGCCAAACATCAATGAAAACGTAGCTCTTACGGCAACAGCGACTGAGCTCAACATTCTTGATGGTGCAACGCTATCGACGACAGAACTTAACTACGTAGATGGAGTTACGTCTGCGATTCAAACACAGATTGACGCAAAAGCACCAACAGCAAGTCCAACTTTTACTGGTACGGTTACACTTGCTGCAGATCCAGGTTCTGCGCTCCAAGCAGCAACAAAACAGTATGTAGACAATGTTGTTTCTGGAGTAAACTTTCATGCATCAGTAGTTGCAGCAACATCTGGCAATCTCGCTGGAACATACAGCAATGGAACCAGCGGTGTAGGCGCAACGCTAACAAAAGCAACAAATGGTGCAA